GAAGCTACATCACTTGAACACATGATAAAGTTACCTTTACCTCTTCGTGTTTGTCGTGCAATAACATTTGCATTTCTTTCAATGTGGTACATAAGACCTTTGAATTTTTCAACTGACCATCTTCCTGAAGAATCTGTATCTAAGTTGAATTGTCCGTTTACAGCTGTTCCAGTCAAGTTAGCTTCAGACGCTAGTCCTTCTACTTTTGCTTGAGTGTTAACTGTTCTAACTACTTCTCTGTTGATTTCCGCTAGGATTTCACCAGATAGAATGTTAGCTAATTCTGTTTCAGCATCCAGACCATGAATTGCTTTAAGGTCTTGTGCTAGCTCGATAGTATATTCAGCTTTTAGCGCTCTGCTTGTTGCTGTTACTGTAGCTTTCTCGATAGAGAATGACATTTCAGGGATAGCGGCGTCAATTTCAGCTGTTGCTGTAGCGACTCCTGCACCTGTTGTGTAACCTGTACCGACAACTGTGTTAGCTGAACCTGACTCAAATGGGTCTGATCCGGCATGTGTTCCACCACCAGCGAAGTCTGTATCAGCTTCGTTGAACATGGCTTCTGTTCTATCAACATTGGTTGTACTGTCAACATATCTTGCTTTCATAGCAAAGATTAGTCCAGTAGGCCCAGTCATTGGTTGAACACCACAGATATCATAGGCTACCAAATTTGGCATTGCTCTACGAACTAGAGAAATTAAAATCGGATCCCAGTTGGCTGCAGTTGCAGTAACACCGCCAGGTGCTCCAGCTACTGTACCAGTACCAGCTCCAAGTGCTTCGTTCATCGCACCTCTTTCTTCTCTAATTGCTCTTTCTTGGTTTTCAAGAATAACGGATGTTACAGCTCTTTTATAATTATCTTCGATCTTTGGAAGATCGGCATGATTAAGAACTGGTGCCCATTTTTCTTGTAAGTTTTCTGACATAAACATTTGTTTATCTCTCCTTTTATTTTCGGTTAGTACTTACTACTTTTGGGTAGTAGTTACTTTACCGAATTTAGTTAATGCTGCAGTATATTGTGTCATTTCTTCATTAACAGGTTGAGCGACATCGCCAGCTCCTGTGAAATCAGCGTCGTCACTTGCAACAGTGCTTTCGTCCGAAACAGCTTCAAGATTTTTAACTCCGAAGTATGATTCTTTAAGAGTAGAAACTTTCTCTACGAATGCCTCTGTTCCATCAAAATCTACATCTTCTGTTAAAGCTTTTAACTTTTCGACTTGAGTATCAGCTAAGTCTTTAGAGGCTTCACTGATAATTTTTTCACGCTGAAGTTCTTCGATAACTTGTTGAGCTCCGATGTTGCTAGCAACTTCTTCATTCAACTTATCTTCCATTTCGTCAAGTCTGTTTGCTAGTTCTTCAACTACATCAAACTTGTCTTCTGGTACTTCAACATAGTGTTCTTCAAATAGTTTTTTCAAACCATTTATGAAATCTTCTGTTAACTCGGATTTTAGTCCGCGTTCAATAGCTAGTTCATTATCTTCAACCCAGCTTTCTGAAACATAGTTCAAGTAAGAATCAACTTTTTCGGTTAGATCATCTTTGATCTCTTCGATTTTTTGTGTTGTTTCTTCTTCTAACTTAGCTTCAACTTCAGTCATTTGTTCTTTGACTTTAGCTTGTACTGCTGATTCGAAAATAGTTTTAGCTTTAGCTTTGAATTCTTCTGAAAGGTCTTCATCAGCAACTAGTGCATTGATGTCGTCTGTCATATCGATTTCAACTTCTTCTTTTGTGACTTCTTCTTCTTCTTTTTCGCCTTTTTTCTTAGCGATTGCTTTTTTCAAAGCATCTGGAAGTTCACCTTCTTTGACATCATCTTCGTCTTCGTCCGAATCCATCATAGGTTTTTCTTCGTCATCTTCATCATCCTTAGACTCTGAAACCATAGCATCAATGAAGCTTGAAACTTCAGTAATATCTTGATCTTTTAGTGACTCTACTACTTTTCTAATTATAGCATTTCGACTTAGTGACTCGGACTGTTCGTCCTCTTCGCCATCCTTGTCTTCTGATGAGGTTTCCATCTTTTCCATCTCATCATATGTAGCTTGTAGGTCTTTTGCTGACATTGTCTTCATTTTCTCTACAGCAGCTTTAAGCATATCAGATTTAGACATTGTCTCACTTCTATCACTAGGTTTTTGTAATTCTGAAATAGTATCTTCATCAGATTCTACTTCTTCTTGGTTGACTGCCTTACCTTTTTCTACTTTTGTTTTTCCGTCTGAAGCTACTTCCATAGAGTCACCAGACTTACTTCCGCCAGGAGCTTTAGCAGGTTTAACTGCGTCTCCAGCTTTTGAAGCTGCGTCTGATGCTTTCTTTTCAGCATCTTTATCAGGGGTTACAGTAGCACCACTCTTAGGAAGTTTTGTTGCATCCTCGGTGATTACATCTGTAATTGTGTTTTCTAAACTTGACATTAGAATACTCCGTTTTAATAAATATTAATTGTTGTTAACTAGTATTTATATGTTATAAATTCTTCAGAAAGTCTGAAAATACATTCAGTTTAACTTCTTGAAGTTTATGTGTTCTAGCTCTCGCTATTGTGTGTTTATATTCCTCAATTTTTTGAGATTTAAACATACCATTATCCCAAATCCACTCAACTCCTTCCATGACACCATCTACGAAAGCGTCTGGAGCTGAAGGATCAGCCACGATATCAGCAGCTGTTGCTAACTGAAAATCGGATTGAACCATTTGTACTCCACCATTACTGTTGGAGGCTTTAAGTGAACCCATACCTCTACTAGAGACTCCTAGTTTAGCACCATCTTGTAGAAGGTTCTTAACTATCTCTCCCATAGGGGTGGATAAAATCTTTGCTTTTCCGATGAAATTGTTTCCATCTTCTTTTAAACTTGTTATTAGATGAGATGTTCTCTCTAAATTAATTGTTGGCCCTTCAGGATGTCCCAATTCACCATAAGCTCTGTTGTTATCAACATATTCTTTCGTATAACGAGCTACTTCTTTTTTCATGATCTCTTTTGGATATATACGACCATTCTTGTTCTTTACTTCTGTCTGAAGCATAATCCCTTCGATAAACATATTCTTTTTACCTGTCTTCGGGTCTTCCTCAACAAGATAGTTTATTTCATCTGCCCAATTTTCTGATATTAATTTCATATTTACCTCTTATCTCTCGTCAAAATGTTTTACTGCTAATGATGGGTCACCGTATGAGGATTTACCTCTAGCAACTGCATCAAAATCTCTTAGTTGTTTTTTATTACCTGTCATTACTATTAATGAATCATCTTTACCATGATTGAATGTGACTTTCAATTTCATCATTCTACCACCCTGTTTGAATCTATCAATTTCAGGTTTCTGCATTTTCTTAACTCTGTAAGTAAGCATAGCTTCCTGAAGTGAATCATCTTCTTTGATAATCGATTCTTCAGCTTTAACTCTAAACTCTTTCCAAAGACTGACACCTTCGTCAATGTCTTCACCCATAAGTTTAACAAACTGTTCAGCAGACTTCTTAGCTGTCGCCATATCTTTAAATACACCCAACTCTTCGGTCTCTTTAGCTGTTTTAGGTTTAACAAATACACGAACCTTTTTAGACCCAGGCTTCTCTGAGTGATACATTACATCGGTATTCTTAATTTTAGTAGATGAAAGATGGTTTTTCTTATGATCAGCTTTAAAATTAACTTCGTCTAACTGTTCTCTTAACTGTGCAAATGTTTTCATTTTTGATAATTCATCAAATTCACCCCTTTGACTTTTAATAATTTTTCTAAATCTTTAGTAAACCCACTGTTCATAGGTTTAGGTGAAGAAATTGTTGTAACATCTTTAGTTTTATTACTAATATAAGCGTCATGTTTTTTCATCAGTTTTTCAATATCTTTCATTATAGGTTTAATAGCCTTTGTAGGTATTCCCATTTTTTCTTCTGATATTGATGTTTCTTTAAAAAATCCATCGCCAGGTGTTGTCCAACTCATGTTACTATCCTTCGGTTTCTTCGTTATTATTCATCCAATCGAGTTGCATCTCAACTCTTTTAAGATCAATAGCGTCTAGTTGTTTATTCTGCATAAGACCTTTGAAAGTCTCACCCGCTTCAACATTATTTCCATCAACAATTTGATCTACGAAATTTTTTGTACTACTTGTCATAATTTACTCCTTAAAATTCTTCTTCATCATCACCACCAGCGGCTTTGTCTGCTTCTATCTCTTTATTTATATCAGCTATCTCAGCCTCGGATTGTCTAAGAACATTCTTTCTAATCCATGATTGTGAATAGTATTTACCAACGAATTGGTCTAACTGTTCCAGAGTATTAACTCTTTCTCTCAATATCTCAGCGTCTTTGAGTTCTACGAAATGACCATCTTTCTGAAAGTCATAACTTATATACTCTTTTGATTTCTTCCAATCCTCTTCTGATACTATATTTTTAAGTAACAGTTGAGTTTTTAAGACATCATCAAATAACCTAGAGAATTTAACTCTAAGTCTATCAACGAATCGTGAAAACTTCACTTCATCCCTTGATATCTCTGTCGCTCTACCGATAGCGAAAGATGTTTCTGTATCCAATCTTGAAGAGGGAACATTGAGAGACTTGTATAATTTCTTTTGGAAATATAAAATATCATCAATCTCACCTAGATTCTGACCACCCGGCAGTGTCGAAATCTCGGTACCTCTTCCACCTTCTCTTCTAGGTAACCAAAAATCTTCCAACATATTCATATGCTTTCTATCATCTTTGATCTCACCCGTGTCGGCGTTGTATACCAACTTGTTACGATAACTTGTCTGTACTTCTTTTAAGTACTGTTCAGCTCTGGCCTTAGGTAAGTTACCCACATCAATGTAGAAGATTCTTCTTTCTGGTGCTCTGGATATCCTGTAAATAACAAGAGCGTCTTCTAACATTCTTAGTTGGTTTACAGACTTCATAGCCTTATGTAAATATCCAACCACAACTTTCTGATTGTAATCAAGTAACCCTGAAGTTACATGAGTTACAGCATCAGCTGAAATTCTAACTGTCTGACCTGTATTGTTACCAGTTTTGTCGAAACCTTCATCATTGAAGAGAAAATATTCAACAGATTTACCGATAATTTCTACACCAGTCTTCTCGTCTTTTATCTTTTCGACCTCTCTAATCTTTCTGATTTTTTGAGGATCGATAGGTCGTAGTCCTTGAATTCCTTTCTTCTCATTCTTAGAATCTACCATCTTATGAAAGTAAAGTCTACCGTCAACATACCATTTTCTGAATATGTCATGAGACAGTTCACGGAATCCTAAAAGTTCTAAAACCTCATCAAATTCGTCACGAATCTTTTCCTTGATACCGTCCGAGAAGTGATTGACTCTATCCAAGTTAATCGCCACAGGGGCATCCAAATCATTTGAAGATATTGATTCGTTAATTATATCTTCGATTGCACTATCACATTCAGGAACGAGAGACATTGTTCTGTATTGTTTAACAAGGTCGGCTTCGGTTTTTACACCACCTTCCATGTCAATAAACTGACCAATGACTCCACCTGAGGCGGCAAAACCGCCCATTCCAACATCTTTGCCGACTTCAATAATCGACCCATCATTTTGAGGTGGAACGAAGCTCTGTAATTTCTGAG